TATCCTGAAGTTAAGGATGCAATAGAAGCTGCTCAAATTAAAAAATATGGCTTATTAAAAAGAAAAAAAGGAGATGAAACAGAAGAAATAAATGTACTATTACCACAATAATATGGTATTGCTAATTGTAACATTTAATAATATAGAGAATTAATATGACAGTATCTTCAACTACAGTAAAGAACTCCTACTCAGGTAATTCAAGCACAACAGCTTTTGCCTATACCTTTAAGATTTTTGCGGACACAGATTTACAAGTAATTATCAGATCCTCTACAGGAACTGAGACAACCAAAACTCTAACCACGCACTACACAGTATCTGGTGCTGGAGATGCGTCAGGTGGTAATGTTACATTTACATCTGGGAATACTCCTGCAACTGGTGAAACAGTTGTTATTAGAAGAGGTGTTCCGCAAACTCAAGCTATAGATTATATAGCTAATGATCCATTCCCTGCGGAATCACATGAAGAGGGTTTGGATCGTGCAACTATGACTATCCAACAGATGCAAGAGGAGCTAGATAGATCGTTTAAAGTTTCAAGAACAAATACAATTACATCATCAGAGTTTACAGATAGTGCAACAGATAGAGCATCTAAAGCATTAGGATTTGATAGTGATGGTAACTTAACAACAGTTGCAGATTTTCTACCTGCTGGTGGAGATAGCGCAATGTTTCAATATTCAACAACAACATCAGATGCTGATCCTGGAGCAGGAAAATTTAGATTAAACAATGCAACAATATCTAGTGCAACTGAAATGTACATAGATGATTTAGAATTTAATGGTACAGATGTTTCGGCATGGGTACAAAGCTGGGATGATGTAACTGGTAATGATACTAATAGAGGTAGAATAAGAATTTCAAAAGCAAACACTTTAGATACTTGGATGGTATTTAAAGTAACTGGTGCAATTACAGACGCATCTGGTTATTCTAAAATAAGTTTAGTTTACATAGATACTGCTGGTACTTTTGCTGATGATGATAAAGTATTTATTTCTTTTGTAGCATCTGGTGAAGATGGTGCAATACCAGGATATTTTTATAAATTTGATACAGGTACATCTGATACAGACCCTGGTGCTGGAGAGATAGCATTTAACAATGGTACATACGCATCTGCTACAGAAATATATATAGATGATGCTGACGCAAATGGAGTAACTGTATCTTCAGATATTTTAACTTGGGATGATTCTACTTCTACTATTAGAGGTAGTTTAATGATCTACGATATTAATGATAGTTCAACTTATGCTAGGTTTAATATAACTGGTGCTTCTACAGATGCTTCTGGTTATGTAAAATTAACAGTTACTCATGTAGCAAGTAATAATACATTTAGTGCTGCTGACGAACTATCAGTACATTTTTCAAGGTCTGGTAATAAAGGAGATACAGGTTCGACAGGTTCTACAGGATCAACTGGTTCAACAGGTGCTACTGGAGCTGCTGGTACAAACTCACAGCTATCAATGACATTTAGCAACTCAACTTCTGATGCTGATCCAGGTGCAGGTAAAATTGCTTTTAACAATGGTACACTATCAAGTGTTTCAATTTTATATGTAGATGATGCAGATGATGCTAGTGCTGATATATCTGGATTTGTACAATCTTGGGATGATGTAACAAACACTACTGCTAGAGGTATTGTAACTGTAACTAAAGAAGGTACACCATCTACTTATGCTTTATTTAAAGTATCTGGTGCTGTTACAGACGCATCAGGATATACAAAAGTTCCAGTAACTCATGTTGTTAGTTCAGGGTCATTTTCAAATTTAGATGGTGTTGGAGTACATTTTAGTTATTCTGGAAATGATGGTTCTGGAGATATGACTAGTTTCACTTTAGCTGGAACTTCTGGTTCAAATCAAACTATTACTAATGGTAACACATTGACAATCGCTGCTGGTAATGGCATAACAACAACTGGTGGATCAACTGATACAGTTACTGTAGCAGCTAATTCATCTCAAAATTCCTTTATATCAACTACAGGTAAAGCATTGGTATTAGGTTTTTAAATAGGAGAATAAAATGGCAAGTGAATTATTAAAAGTTTCGTTAAACGCAGGAGTAACAAACTCTGAAAGTGTTTTACTAAATGGAGTTGATGGTCATACTTACACTATTTTATCAATAGTCATTACTGAAACAGCAGGAGCTGCTGAAACAGTAGATGTTTATATTGATGATGGCGGTGGGGGAACTGATTACGAAATTTTATCTGATCAAGCTGTTGGAGCAAATGAAACTTTTGTTTTTAATGACAGAATTGTTTTAGAAGATGAAGATCATCTTTGTGCTGCTACTGCAAGTTCAGCTAATGTTGATATTACTGTAACTTATTTAGATCAAACTAGGTAGTTTTAAATGACTGGTATAATAAAAAATAATGAAGGAAGATCATCTGGTCTTAAAAAAGCTGCTGCTGCAGGTGTAGATGGTGTTAATTGGCAAACAGGAGATATTAAAACATCAACTTTTACAGCAGAAAGTGGAAAAGGATATTTTTGTAATACAGGAGGTGGTGCTTTTGAAGTAGATTTACCAGCAGGAAGTGCAGGTGCAATAGTTGCAATACAAGATTATAATAATACATTTGATTCAAATAGTTTAACTATTGATCCTAATGGTTCAGAAAAAATTAATGGTGGTGAGGGTACATTAATTTTAAATTCTGAAGGTCAAGGTTTAACTTTAATATATATAGATTCAACAGTAGGTTGGAGAAGTATTCAAGAAAATGAATTTGAAACACCAGCTTCTGCATTTATAACAGCAAGTGGTGGAACAATAACTACTTCAGGAAATTTTAAAATTCATACTTTTACAAGTCCAGGAACTTTTTGTGTATCAGCAGTTTCAGGCACAGCAGCAGAAAATACAGTAGGTTATATGGTAGTCGCTGGTGGCGGAGGAGGTGGTGCAGTTAGAGGAGGTGGTGGTGGAGGTGGTGGATTTAGAGAAGGTAGAAATGTACCAGTAGATAATTTTACAGCTTCTCCTTTAGTAGCAAATGCACCTACAAATGCAATAACAGTAACAGCAACAGGTTTTCCTATTACAGTAGGAGCAGGTGGAGCTTTAAGTACATCTCCTACAGATGGTGCAAATTCAGTTTTTTCAAGTATAACAGCAACTGGTGGTGGTAATGGTGGAACTCAAGAAGGTTCAAAACACGCAGGTGGTTGTGGTGGTTCAGGTGGAGGTGGTGGAGGTGATCCATCAGGTTCAACAAATTCAGGTTTAGGTAACACTCCTCCAGTAAGTCCAGCTCAAGGAACTAATGGAGCAGTAGGTAATGTTAGAACAGGCGGTGGTGGTGGTGGAGCTACTGCTGCTGGTAGTGCAGCTTCTGGTCCAGCAGGTAATGGTGGTGCTGGTGGTGCTGGAGCAACAACTTCAATAACTGGAAGTCCAGTAGCTTATGGTGGTGGAGGTGGAGGTGGTTCACAATCTGGCACTAAAGGTTCTGGTGGTGCTGGTGGCGGAGGAGATGGTGGTGATGCTCCTGCTCCTGCTTGTGCGGCAGAAAATGGAACAGCTAATACTGGTGGTGGAGGCGGAGGTCAAGGTGATTACTCTGTTAGTTGTAGCGGTAATGGTGGTTCTGGTGTAGTGATAATAAGGTATAAATATCAATAGGTAAATTATGGCACATTTTGCAAAAATAGGTTTAAATGGAAAAGTTCTTCAAGTATTAACTTTAGATAATAAAGATATGCTTAATGCTGATGGTGTTGAAGATGAAAAAGTTGGACAACAATATTTACAACAACATAATAACTGGACAGCAGAAATGTGGATTCAAACTTCATATAATACACACGCTAATAGACATTCATCAGGTAATAACTCAAAAGCATTTAGAGGAAACTATGCAGGTATAGGTTATACTTGGGATGAAGATAATCAAATTTTTTGGACTAAAAAACCTTACCCATCATGGGTAAAAGATATTGCAACTGCATCTTGGAAATCACCAATCGGCAATGCACCAGATTTAACTGCTGAACAAACTGCACAAAATGAAGCAGAAACACATTCTTGGATTTACATTTGGGATGAATCTGAATATGAAGTTGACAATACAACAGGTTGGGTTTTAATAAATTCAATAGAATAATTTTTTTATGGGTGGTGATATATACAAAAAAATTTTATCAGAAATACATTTAATTTATGGTGATGTTTTAATGCCAAAAGGTTTTGAAATAGACACAAATAAATTATCTACAGATACATTAAAATCACAAATAAATAATTTACAATTTCCATTTTCAAGAACTTGGGATATGTTAAATACATTTATAAGGGAACATGTAAATGTTGAACATAATATTCAATTAATAAATAAAGAAACATGGGGAAATTCATACAAACCTAATCAAATTACTATCCCTTTGTTAAACATTAATCCTGTTGATTTAAAAAATTCACCTGACTATACTTGTTTATATGGAACAAAAGTAAATAAATGTATTGTTAAAATATATTATGATAGTAATAGAAGAAAAGGTAAATCATGGGATATAGAGCTTACAAATAATAAATTTATTATTTTTCCCTCTACTTGTATGTATTATTTAACTAATAATCAAAAAGATTCATTAAATTTTGTGCAAACTATAACATATGAATATATCTAATTATTATTGGTATTTTACTTCTGCATTAACACCTAAGTTTTGTGATGAAGTAATTAAATATGGATTATCACAAGCTGAATCTATGGCTAGAACTGGTGGTTATGGTAATAAAGAACTTACCAAACAAGAAGTAAAAGACATGAAAAGAAAAAGAAATTCTGATCTTGTCTGGCTTAATGATACTTGGATATATAAAGAATTACATCCATATGTTCATATGGCTAATAAAAATGCAGGTTGGAATTTTGAATGGGATAGATCAGAATGTTGTCAGTTTACAAAATATAAACATAACCAATATTATGATTGGCATTGTGATAGTTGGGGAAAACCTTATGATAGAAAAGATGTAAATCATCCAGAACATAATAAAATTAGAAAACTATCTATGACTTGTCAATTAACAGATGGTTCAGAATATCAAGGTGGTGAATTAGAATTTGACTTTAGAAACTATGATCCACATATGAGAGATGAAAGTAAACACTTAATAAGAGCAAAACAAATTTTACCTAAAGGATCTATTATTGTATTTCCTAGTTTTGTATGGCACAGAGTTAAACCAGTAACACAAGGAGTAAGGTATAGTCTAGTTGTTTGGCATCTAGGTAAACCATTTAGATAATATGTATATAAATAAATATTTTTACACAACCATTTGGTCAGAAGAAAAACCAGAGTTTGTAAAATCTTTAAATAAAGCAAGTAACAAATATATTAAAGCTGCTAAAAATTATTTAAGCGTTAAAAAACATATTAAAAAATATGGAGATTTTGGAACGTCATATCATTCAACACCATTAACAAGAGATAATGATTTTTTAGATTTTAGAAATTACATTGGTCAAAAGTCTTATGAATATTTAGATCATCAAGGTTTTGACATGCAACAATACACTACTATGTTTAGTGAGATGTGGGTACAAGAGTTTTCTAAAAAAGGTGGAGGACATCATTCAGCACACATACATTGGAATCAGCATGTATCAGGTTTTTATTTTTTAAAGTGTAGTGATAAAACTTCTCATCCAATATTTCACGAACCAAGAACAGGTGCAAGAGCCACTAAATTAAAAATGAAAAATAAAAAAGGCGTATGGGGTGGTACAGAATTAATACATTTTAAACCTAAACCTGGAACATTAATTATTTTTCCTGGTTATTTAGAACACGAATTTGCAGTAGATTATGGTGAAGAACCATTTAGATTTATACATTGGAATATACAAGCTGTACCAAAAGAAATGGCTAAAGATGTCTAAAATTATAAAAAACTTTTTACCAAAATCATTATTAAAACAAATTATAACTCTTATTACTTCTGATTCTTTTCCTTGGTATGTTCATACTTTTGTTACTTTTGAAAATAGTAAAGAAAAAGAAATATATTTTACACATATTTTATATAACGAAGATAGAATTAATAGTTCTTCTTATAATCTTATTTTATCCCCTTTTATAAAAAAAATAAAATTTAAAAAATTAATTAAAGCTAAATTAAATTTGTATCCTATTTCTCAAAAAAAAATTGAACATCAATGGCACACAGATAAATCTTATCCACATAAAGTTGCTTTGTTTTATTTAAACACAAACAATGGTTTTACTTTATTTAAAAATCCTTACAAAAAAATTAAATCTGAATCTAATAAATGTATTATATTTGATGGACTTCAAGAACATAAAAGCACTACCTGTACAGATAAAAAATTTAGATTAACTTTAAATATAAATTATGAATAATTTTAAAAAAAAAAAATATACAGTTATTCGTCAAGCTATATCAAAAGATTTAGCAACTTTTCTTGCAAATTATTTTATGATGCAGAAACAAGTTTATGATACCTGTAGAGCTAAAAGATACTTTTCGCCTTTTGAAACTATTATAGGATATTATGAAAGAGAGAATGAACAAATACCAAATACTTATTCTCAATATGCTAATATGGCTATGGAAACTTTATTATTAAAGTGTCAGCCAGAAATGGAAAAGGTAACAGGATTAAAATTACAACCATCTTATAGTTATGCAAGAATTTATAAAAAAGGTGATGAGCTTAAAAGACATAAGGATAGATTTTCTTGTGAAATATCAACTACTATGAATCTTGGTGGAGATAAATGGTCAATATATTTAGAACCATCAGAAGAGTTAGGTAAAAAAGGAATTAAAGTAGATTTATCTCCAGGAGATATGCTAGTTTATAGAGGTTGTGATTTAGAGCATTGGAGAAATAAATTTAAAGGCAAAAAATGTATACAAGTATTTTTACACTACAATAATAAAAAAACACCTGAATCACATAAAAATCTTTTTGATCACAGACCTCATTTAGGACTTCCCAGTTGGTTTAAAAAATGATAATAAAAAAATGGGATGGATAAGCACCACCTTATTCATCCCTTAAACATTAAAATTATTTATTATGAAATTTGTTTTAATCATGCAACTTTGTTCAGCTTTATCAGGCATTTGTGAAGAACCATATAGTCCTGCTATAAAATTTGGAACTTTTTATAATTGTGGTATAAGTGGTTATAGTATTGCTGGTTCTACAATAAAAAAATTAAATGTAGATAAAGTTAATAAAGATAAATTATATGTAAGATTTGGATGTATTGAAAAAAATATAGAGGAAGAAGATGCCTAGAAAAAAAATTATGACAGCAAAAGAATTAACAAGTCAAATGACAGGCATGAGACTATCAAAGCATGAAGCTATCTGTGCAGAAAGAATGAAAACATTATTTAAAGCAATAGATGAAATGCGTAAAGATATAAAAGATTTAAGACAAGATATGAACAAGGGAAAGGGAGCTGTAAACGTACTAATATTTTTAGCAGGACTAATTGCAGCTATTGTTGGTGTGTTTAAATGGAATGGCTAGGCGTAAAAAAGCAGTTACTGGATTGATTAATGAACTTGCAGCTCAACTTGACTTTGCTAAA